TGCCAAGCCTAGTATGGATGCTATCAAGGCTCGTGCTGGTGCAAAAACTGCTGTCACAGCCTAATAGTTGTAAACTGTAGCATAAGGCGGGCTCGTCCCGCCTTATTTAACTAGTTCTGTCACACGTACACAGAGCGGTTAATTCCAGGATGTACTGTACATCATTAACTAGGAGAATATTATATGGCCAAGCGCCTTGTTCGAAAACTCACCGATGTTGCTGCTGAAGTTGAGCAGACCCTTAAATCACATTTCAACGTAACACAAGAACAACTAGACGCATGGTGTAATGCTACCCATGCCAGTGATCACATTTTCCCTCAAAGTAATATGGTTGCTATTGCCGACCTTTACATTGACTACGAAGTTCAACGTGACGTGATCCACGACCATGTCAAGAACATTATGAAACGTTGGGACTCACGTATTTGTTCACCGGGTTCCGCATGCCGTATCATTGGTGGCGACGGTCGGATCTTTTTGTATGATGCACAACATAGAAGTATTGCTGCTGTTCTATTAGGCTTCAAAGATATCCCTTGTGCCATTGTAGAAACAGACGATCCTAACTTTCCTTCGTTTGCATTTGAAATGCTTAATGACACCGGCGTTCGTAAACTAGGTCCAGGCGACCTACATCGTAACGCTTTGGTCCGTTACAAAAATGGTAGCCGCGATATCAAGAATGTCCGAGCCCGCGTCATGCAGGACCAATTTGATGCACTAGGCATTGACCTTGAAGATAAAAACACTCGTCGAAGTGCCGCCTTACGTGGCGATAACGAATACTTCTTTAGCCATTTTAAATATGCCCAGAAAGGCATTGAACTAGACGAAAAGGGTAAAGTGTTGTACGATATCCTTGCTGCAATTAAAGAAACTTTTCAAATGCAGGAAGAAATTGATCAAGGTGTTTACATTGGATTGTATGAATTGTATCGATTGTCCAGCACCAATGTTCGGGATCAACTGCCCGAAGGATGGATACGTGAAGTTCTTGGCAAATGCAAGCAAACATTCAAGAGTTCGCATTTGATCCATAGCAAAGCCAAGGTCCAATGGGAATACAGTCATCCGGGTGCAGGTTGGAATGCTCCGTTAGCTATGAGCAACTTTTTGCGAGAGTTGTATATTCGCAACGGTGGCACAATTGTCTTGCCCTATCACGGAGAAGGCAGTAAAATAGGTATTGAGTCAAACAATATTGCACCAGGACTTTTTCCGGAGGAAATTTAAAATGATTAATTCTGTAACTAAAACTGTATTTGGCCCTAAGCTCAATGAATCAATGTCTTTCTCTGATGCCTTGAAATTTTTGGCATCTAAAGGATTACTTAACGAGGGGGAACTAACCGAACTTGCAATAAGCAAAAAAAGTGGAGTTGAAAAATGCAAACCTAATACTCCCGAAATTGATTTAGTTAATGGAGCACAAATTAAACATGCTAGGTCGCATCCCCGATCGTCTGGCAACGGCCAGGTAGCTTATATTACTATTAGAAATACTAAGGCACCTATATTTGCAGTCGTAACAGAATCAGTTACTGGTAAACAATATTATTTGCATATACCTTATAAAGATAGAAAACATTTATCGGGTAGTGCCATTTCAATACCATTTGATAATTATGGAAGACGCGGTAACAGTCAATGGTGGCTCAATGACGTTGGCAGTTTCGAGAATCTATGTGAACTAGCAAAAAATGCTTAAAGAGTCATTAGTAAATTTTACTGCGCCAAACTATGGCAAGACTGTACGATCCCCTGCTACATATCAAACTGTGGCAGGGTATTGTACTAAAAATCTTGTTAGACTAGTGGAACAATATTATTTGGTCGAAAACGATCAACAGTTGTTGCGTGAAATGCGTAATGATATTGATGGTAATATTCGACGATATCACAAGTATTGTATACATGAACGTGCAGGAGTTCGTGCGCACTATCGCGAAGTGGGCGCTGATGAAGATTGTGACTTCGAACATTTGATACCCGAGAAAATAGTACGAGATTTACTACTAGCAAAGCGTATCACTATAACACAAGCCTTAAATAGTCCAACTGTTTTGTTAAGTCGAACCAAGCATGCTCAGTTGAAAGATGCTGGATGGGCAGCCCATACTCCTGACCTGTGGCTTCCGTTTAAACGCTATACTAATGTATTTGCAGCTGAATTTGTAACCTACGACGGAACCAAGATTGATTCGGATACGTGGACACTAGAACAACACTACAGTTATTTTCAGCACCTGGAACTATAAATATTGGATGGATGAAGTAAACCGTTTGTATTTTATTGTTGGATTTTTGCTTGGAGTATTACTAATTGGTAGTATAGCTGTGGCACTAGGACTAATTTATCACGAATGGATCAAAGAAGATCTAAAAGAATCCGAATAATTTCATCCAAAATTTCCAAGTTGACCTAAATTATCTAATCTGCTATAATAACAGTATAGTAACTTCACAATTAGATTATGTCTGATTCAGTTGACCTTTATTGTACTTACGACCAAGATACACAAGAGTGGCACGTATGGTTCCCGCATCCGCTTGGGGGCATTAATGTTCTTGAATCCTTTGATAACGAAGCAGATGCTAGAGCCTTTTGGCAAGAGCAAATTGACTCAGCTGATTTTGGAGATGAAGAATGATTATTGAACTTGAACATCATTTTAAAAATACCTGTTACGACATTAACAAATTGTTAAATGGAGTTACCTCCTTAACAACCTTTTTGAATCGACTTGATAAACAAAGTCAGGAACATCCGGAGATGTGGGGACCGAACAAGTACAAAGGCGACGGATTTGAATGCTTGGTAGAGGCTATCATTAAACTTAATCCGACAAATACTCGTATTGATATTACTAACTACCATCCGTCCTTAGTCGATGAGCAAGGCATAGACGGCAGTGGTGAAACATTCGACGGACTACCTCATGAAGTTCAAGCAAAGACCTGGGGAGATAGCCAAGCATATATTACGGAAACAAAACATCATATTGCTATGTTTCCGGCAATGGCCGGAACTAAACATATGGGCAAAGAATTTCGAATGACTTTATTTACAACTGCTAAAGACCTTCATCCAGTATTGGATAATTTTAATCAAAAAGTTCGAGTACTCGGTCGTAAAGATATTGAAAAACTTGTGAACACACCAACTTTTTGGAAACTTTTTCATAATTTAATGCTTGACAAATAAATAAATCAAGTATGTAATTTATACATAAGGTAAGATTTACGCCTGGCTTACTTTATAATCTTTTCAGGCGATGAAATAATAGGAGAAACATTATGGACCCACGTCCCTATCAACGTGAAGGACTAGACATCCTTCAATCAAATCAACAGACCCAACTAGGCAGAATTGTTTGCCCTACCGGTGGTGGTAAAACTCTAATTGAATCTCTGTTTTTAAACAAGCAATTGAGTTTTTCTGGATCTAAAATTCATTTAGTCCTTGCTCCTCGAATTGCGTTGATTAATCAACTTATTAAAGACTATCGAGACATTGCTGGGCAAGGCTATGTAGCACTTGCGTTTCATAGCGGTAAAGACGAACGAGATTATCAACAAATTAAATGGCAAGAGTTTTCGACTACTAGTCGAGAAAAAGTTGATGAAGAACGACTCCGAGCCAAAATGCTTAAAAAAGATTTAGTAATTTTTTCAACTTATATGAGTATGAAAAAATTAATCGATATCGACTTTAATGTTATTATTGCTGACGAGAGTCAATATCTAGTCGCTGAAAATTATTTTGAAACTTGGCAGAAATTAAAAGGTGAACAAAAACGCTGTTTTACAGCCACTGAGCGACATACTACTTCTGATAACGGTCGAGGACTTAATAACGAAACAGTTTTTGGTAAAATATTATTTCAAGAGACTCCCAAGACACTAATTGACGGTGGTTGGATCGTTCCTCCCCGTCTACACATCATGTACGCTGAAACTGAAGACTCGATTAAAACTTTAATTGATGAAATTGTTAATTTGGCAAAATATCAAGATCAAGTTACTAGAAAAACTATGCCCGCAAGCAAAATTCTGTTTGCTATGAAAGGCACAGATGATGTTAAAAAAGTCACTGAAAATATCAAAACTATCAAGGCAACAATGCCCAATCATAAAATATTTACGATTGTAAGTAACGCTAAGTACGGTTCAATGGTTGATGGTGTTAAAATGGCTCGAGGAAACTTTATGAAAGAACTTCGAGAATGTGATAATGCTCTTATTTTTCATTATGATATCCTTTCAGAAGGCATTGATATTGATGGTATCACCGGAGTTGCCGTTCTCCGAAATATGATAAAGAGCAAGTTGATACAAACGATTGGTAGAGCATTGCGTATTTTTAAAGCAAACCCGTTGGCAAAACCTTATGCTATTGTTTCTGTCCCCGTGCTAAACAATAATGATGAAACAAGATCTTGGGTCGGAGATATTGTTGGACAAATTCGAGATGCTGGCTTTGAGATTAACACTGAAGAAATTAACTACACAGGTAAAGACGGTCCAGGAATTGATAGTGATGACGGACTTGATGATGCTTATGACTTTGGTAAAAAGAAAAAAGCAATGGCATTACTTGAAGAGATTATTCACAAAATGGAATTGGTCGAACTTAAAGCTGATCTGTCCGGAATGTCAGACGAAGAACTAATGACATTTGAATAATTGTTGACATTCATAGATAGAGATGTTATCATATTAGGCATAGAGAGAGTTACGCTTCGCTCTCTATACTTGTTCAACGAAGCGATGAAAAAGAAATGAACAATGAAATTTAACGCCAAGAATCTCGAACAAGTTAAGTATTATGTAACAGAACGAGTAAACGGACATAACGTATATACTAATCCAAATATCTTCACAGGTCAACTTTCGAAAGAGTCTTTCCGCAAAGGAGATACTTTCTGTGTTTGGTTTAACATTGAATTAGTATTCTTGTTATTGTCTAAATATAATATCAATCCAAAAAAGATCACATTTATCGGAGATGACTCTGATAAGAAAAAGAAATGGGTCGAAACTTTTGGTATTAGATATCTTGAGTACCAAGAGGAGTCTATTG